AATATTCAACAATAAAAAAACCGATTTAGTGAAAAATCGGCTTTTTTTATAGGTTAATCAGTTATAAATCAACTAATTAATTTTTAAAAAATTTATTCTATTGTTCATTTTTTGAGATAACACCTTTTGATGTCAATTTGATAACTCGCACATTTGCTGTTGTGGTATCCCAAGCAAATCTATTTGCTTCGTACACCCAACCTAATCCTCCTGCATCTAAATTAATAGTTGTTCCTGTGGGTATAGACTTGTATGTATTACCTTCATCAACAGAAACTAAAGCTGGACCTGTTCCATTACTAGCAAAAGAAATAGAATATACTTGAATAGCTATACTGCCTGCACTGTTAACTGCAATATTTAAATTAGGTTTTACAATTTGAGAAAATTGACCAGCATCTATAGAAATAACACTGTTGCTAACATCAACTTTATCTGTTGCAAATACTAAATCTCTAGTATCTAAATTAACAGCATCTACAGTAATTGAGTTACCACCATCTCTAATGTTTACAGCTGCGTTTCCAGTACCATTTACTACTGTAACATTAAAACCTGCTTGTAAATCAGCTATTAAAGTTGTAAGTAATTGTTCTACTTCATCTGTATTGATATTAATTAATTTTGCTTCATCAAGAATACCTTGTAATCCTCTTAAAACATTTAACTGCCAGTTAGTATTTAAACCGTCTGAATTTATAATTGACATAACCTTTGAATTTAATAAACAATAGTAATAATATACAAAAAACTTTTAATTTATGCAACAAAAATAAATAAAAAAAAGGCCTTGAGTTATCAAGACCTTTATTCTAACTTTAGGAAAACTTAGTATCTAGCAATGCAATCAGCTTCTTTAGCAACAAACTTTGTTTTTCCATCAATGTCAATTACATCACAATATGACTATTGGCGCGGTGTAATTAATACTTCATCACCTGCTTTACAGAAAGTAACTTCTTCACCAACCGCATGCACAGTTAGCCGCGTGTAGTGCTTTACAAGATCAGCTTCCATAGATGCTTGCGCTTCTGGACTAAGTTCTAATCCTTTAATTTTTGGCTCATAAGCCGGTTTGTCTAAAATGACAATTTTTCCTTGATAGTTCATACTTGATTTTTAAAACATTTTGTATTTAATGTGTCTCTTGGTTACTTCTCCGTTTTCAACAAATTCAACAATTTCTGCATTTGAAACTGTTGTAAGTGCTTCAGCAATTGAATAACTTCCATCTGGATTACGTTGTTGAGTTGTAACTTGAACAACAACATCTCTACCTGCTTGCATAGCTTTTGTTGATTTCATCCATCCTTCTGCTTCAGAAGAAGCTTTAGAAATAAGTTTAAATGTATCACCATCTCCCCAAAAAACAATGTCCTTGACATTTTTCTTAGCACCATTGGCTGTGGTGTTGTGTAATGATTTTGCTTCCATTTTATTTGGTTTTTAATTTATTACTTCGTTGTATGTTTCTAATTAATCTTTCATATGTTCTTATTCTATGGCAATTAGAACAAACTACTTCGCATTTTTCAATTTCTTTTTTTGCTTGATCTATACTTTTAGCATTACAAACATTTAATTCTTTATCATTTGATATATGATCAAAGTCTAAAGCTACATGATGTTTATTATAACCACAGTCTTTACATCCTTGTAAAAGTTTGTATTCATTAATAAAGTTTTTTACAATCTTGTTTCTTTCACGAGCTTGTGTGTTTACTTTATCAACCCAAACAACATTTTCTTTTTTTTGTTTATACCAGTTTTTTCTAGTTTCAGAATTATATCTATAAACACCTTTTCTTTTTTCATTATTTTTTTTTCTGTTGTACTAATGTTTTTTCTGGATTAGCTTTTCTCCATTTATTTACATTACATTTTCTTGAACAACAAACTTGTTTACCAGAATTTGGTATAAATTCTTTATTACATTCTTGACAAAGTTTCATTATCTATTATTATTACCTTACAAATATAGTAATAATATCTGGATACTAAACTACTTGATCATAAGTTAATAGAAAGATACTTTCTTTACAAGGATAAAATTCATTGCTAATTCCTTTGATGATGTAGTCACCTACACTAGCAGTCATTGATCCTTCTAAAGTCTTAATACTAAGTGTTGGTATTGAATCAGTCTTATAAGTAAGATAACAGTCAGTACAGAACTTTACAATTTCTGTTTTGTTATTTCCAGTCCATTGAACAGCATCAATGGTAATTGGTTTCTTTGTGTATCTAGGCATCTTTTCTGTTGTTGTAATATTCAACAATAAAAAAACCGATTTAGTGAAAAATCGGCTTTTTTTATAGGTTAATCAGTTATAAATCAACTAATTAATTTTTAA